CTATTTTCCATTGCCAATTAATTAATTCGCATAATTCGTCAAAAGAATCACTTAATAAAGTATAATCATATGTCGCAGCAATATATAAATCTGTTGTTTCTTGGATACTATTTGAATCATACCAAATACCATCTAATGTTAAATAATCATCTACAATTTGTTTAAATAAATCGGATATTAATTGCCTCCCATAATTATTATTAACATATTTAATTTTTGTCATATAATGCCAGTCAAGAGCAATCATTTTTATTTTATATTTTGGATATTCATCAATTTTGTTAATTTCTGGCTCGTCTAATTGACCACCAAATTCTAAGTTCCCATTTGTATCATATAATTTAATCGGTTTCCCAATTATATCTTTCTTAACCAAGGGAACTCCAGATATATTGTTATCAATCATGTCAAATGTTAAAGTAGATACTGTCCCTGGCTCGGCAAAATTAAATTTTAATGTTGAGGCTTTAACTTTTAAACCTTCTTTTAAATTTTTATTATCAATTAATAATGTAAATGTAGCCATTTATAAAAACCTACTTCCAGTCCTTTTAATTACTTGTTGTTTTAATTCTTTTAAAAATTCTGTTGCATCTTGAATAGTTCCCATGTCTATATTTTGAATATTTAAAGTTTTAGCACTTGAAGTCCCATTAACATCTAAACTAGTATTATTTAAGTCTGATACTAGAGCCGACCCAATGCTATCCGCTAAGTTAGTAATTGAAGGTTGAACTTGAACATTGGCTTTTTGTAAACTTTTAGCAATTGAAGATCCAAAGTTTAATTTGTCTAAATCAGATAAAGGTCCGACTTTAGCTGGTGAAAATGGTAAAAAATCTCGAATAGCTGACACCATGTCAGAAGCAGCCGATGTACATTTTGATATTGCACTTTTTATTCCAGACGCTACCATTGAGCCAATTTTTGCACCTGCTTTTTTAAACATTTCCATTCTTCCAGTTATATAATTATAAGCTAAATTAATCCCATATTTTGCAGCTGCTTTTATAGCTGAGCCAACCGCTTTAATTTTACCTGGAATTTTTTTAAATTCACTAACAACTTTACTAACTAATTTTTTCATTAATTCAATTGCAACACTAACAGCATTTCTAATAATAGTTTTTATTCCAGCCCAAACAGTGGATAAAATATTTTTAATATTTTGCCAAGCTCCACTCCAATTCCCTTTAATAACATTTAGGGTTAAAGATATTAAATTTGATATTATATTTATAGTTCCCTTAATAGCCAATAATATAAAATTCCAAAAATTTGATACCACCTTCATTATTGTGTCTCCATGTTTAGACCAAAATTCCTTAATTTTATTTAATACAATAGTTATAATTTCTTTTATATTATTAAAAATCTCAACTGCTTTTGTTTTTATATATTCCCATGTTGATATAACATTTTCCCTAAAACCCTCGTTAGTATTCCACAAATGAATTAATCCAGCTACAAGTCCAGCAATTACCCCAATTATGGCAGTAATTAATGCTATTATTGGAATTAGAGCCGTCCCAAATAACATAATAACCCCAGTTACAGCGACCCAAGTTGTTAAAAGTCCTGTTAAAATTGGAACTATTGCAGTTATTAATGTCCCTATGACAGTTAATACAGGACCGACCGCTGCTAATAAAAGTCCAAAAACTAAAGATGCTTGTTGTATTTGTGGGGATAAATTGGCAAAAGCATCCGATACCCAAGCCAAAACTTCAGTTATTTTTTCCATAACTGGAACTGCAACGACTTTTAAAGTGTCAAAGAACCCAATCGCAGTCGATTGTAATTGACTTAATGCTTGATTCCATTTAAAATCCGCCGTTTCTGAGGCTGCTTGAAATGCATCTTCGAGCGAACCTGTGCTATTAGCTACATTATCAAACACCTCGACATTATCCTCAGCATTTGACCCCATCAAATCAAGAACACCAGACAAGGCTCTAATGTTAGGAAAAACTTTAGCCATAGCATCCTCACCGTATTTATTAGTCAAAGTTCTAAGGTCGCCCAATGTTGCCATTAGCCCTTTTTCTTTTATTGATTTTCTTAATTCAGAACTTGAAGTCCCCATTCCTTCCAAGGCTTCCTCGGCTTGTTGACTTGGTTTTAATAATCCTGACAAAATACTTTTTAATTGTGTACTTGCCTCGGATGCACTTGTACCAGTTTTTGTCATTGCAGCTTGACTGGCTGCAACTTGGTCAAATGATACCCCCATCTCAGAAGCTAAGGGTAATACTTGACCCATGCTTGAGGCTAATTCAGACGCCTTAGCTTTCCCTTCCCTAACGGCAGCCGTTAAAATGTCTGTTGCTTGAGATGCTGACAAATTTTCACTACCATATGCATTCATAGCACTGGTAACTAAATCGGCTATTGTTGCAGTTTCACCTAACCCAGACGAGGCTGCTTTCCCCGACATTTCTAGAACTTCCATTGCCTCAGCTCCACGAAGCCCAGCCGATGTTACATAAAATAACCCCTCGGCGAGATTTTGTGGAGTTTGCCCAATTGTAGGAGCTAAGTCTAAAATTGTAGTACCCCACTCGTCGACTTGATCCTTGGACACGCCAACAAGTCCGACCACTTTTGACATTTCAGATTCGAAATTTTTACCAAATGTAAAAACAGCAGTCCCAGCAGCCGCCAATGGAACAGTTATATATTGTGTCAAGTTTGATCCTACGGACTTTATACTTTCCCCAACATTATTTATAACATTACCTGCTGCTTGAAATGCCATTGTTATTCCACTACCTAAGCTTCCAAAACTGCTAGTTAATGAAGATAAATTCCCATTTAACATCCCAGTAAATTTGTTTCCATCACTATAAACATTTTTCAAGCTACTAGATAGATTTGTAGCATCTCCGTCGACTTCAACTGTTAATTGCCCAACAATTACTCCCATTTTTAAAAACCCCTTTAATTGTTGTTTTGATATTCCACAAAATTTCTATTATCTTTATTGTTATACCAATGTCGAAAAGAAGCCTCAGGAGATAACCCTTTTATTAAAATTAAAAATTTTCTATAAGACATTTTATTTAGTTTAACTTCATTTAAGAGATTAATATTATATTCCCTTAAGAAATCAGCCTCTAAATGCCCAAAAGCCCAAATAAAAATTTTTGGGTTTATCTCCTCAGTTGCATTTTTTTTTCCATCATTTGTTTTTGTTTTGCAAATTCTTGAGGGTTTGTATTATACCCCCATTTATTTAAAATTGGCATTGCCATTTTTTCAAATAATAAAGTTGATGGAACATTTAAAATTTCAGCTTCTTTAACAAAATTTTTACCAAACATTAATATTAAAAATTCTTCGAATTTATCGTCGGGAATATCAAATTTATTTTTATTTAAGCAATGTCTAAAAAAGAATGTTGCAAAACCTATTGGCATTGAAGAAGATACTTTAAATATTTTACCATTTAACTTTACATCAAAAAAGCTAGAAGTAGCTTCTTCTATTGCTTTATCAAAGTCAAATACTAAATTTTGTTCTTGGGTTTTTGCTAATTCCTCACATTGATTATTTAAATATTGAATTCTTTCTTGATTATTTTTAAAATTTTTTGGGTTATTTTGACTCATTTAATTTTATCCTTTCATCAATAAATAAATTAATTAACTGCCTGGCTGAATTGTTGTCACTGAATTAACTCTAAAAGTTCCTTTAAATTTGTAAACTTCTGAGGTTGATGCATTCTCCTCATATGCTGTAAAAAATCCAACACTAGCAGCTCCAAACCCTGTATTTCTAGTTTCTTTTACTGTTACAACTTTCCCAGAATCTGCCGCCGTCTTTAATGCTGACTGACCGTAATCTCTACCAGTCACCCCACTTTCAATAACAATTCCTTCAACTTCGCAAGTTTTAGCTATTGCAATTGGTGTAAATTGTTGCGAAAGAACATTTGTTCCAGGAACGACATCCTCACTACCAGTTATATCCTCTTCGGATATTTCAGAAGATGCATTATAACTTGTTATTTTAGCAACAACAACATCATCAATTTCAATGACTGTATTACCAAATTTTACTTCTGGCATAAATAACAACTCCTTTATAATCTAAAATTATTTACTTGTAGAGGTTCAAACCTAACAAATAAATTTACTATCCATTCATTCCGATTATTATCATCTTTACCAATAGAATTAGGAGGTTGAGATGGTGTTATATAACTAATAATATTGCCATCATCAACCAAAGATTTTCCCCCAAAACCAATTAATTGATAATATAAATTCCAACATGTAACGGAGGCTTGATTATAATCAATATGTCTAACTAATATTTGAATTTCGACTTCATCAATAGCTAAGCAGCTACTTTCAGCAATTGCAGGTGCTGGTGTATCATAAATACAAACTAAATTATTGGGGGATTCAGGTCTAAGACCTACAAATAAATTAGTACTTTTTACAAGCCCAAACTTATTATTAAAAAAATCAGCGACTTGATTTGCTATCATAAAACCCCTCCAATTCTAGACTTGCAATAATCTTTTAAGCGTGAAGCATTATTATTAGCTGGATCTTTTAAATAATTCTTTTTTCGTCCATGCTGGAAGTTTGCATCTTCAAAATGCCACCTAATAGCGTATGGAACTTTAGGGATACCAGTTCCAGCTCCCCCTCCATAACTAATAGATCCTTTAACTTTTGTATTTGATAAATTTGTTTTTATATAGCAACTATGTAACAAAGTCCCTTCATCTAGGGGGACTTCTGTTTGTGATACTGTTTTAACTAATTCCAGCCAATCGTTTATTCCAAGTTCTAAAGCTCCAACAATTTCATTTAAACATTGGTCTCCGTTCCATCTAGTCCAGCCACTACTCACAACAAGCCCCCCTTACTTAACTAAAATTTCAAAATGATGAGTTTTCCCATTCCTTGGGTCATCTATAGGATCAATTGACTCAACAATCAAATTACTTCTTATATATGGGAATGTTTGGTCAATTTGCCAATATTCCCAATTAATATCAATACCACAATTATCTTTTAAAAAAACAATTGCAGTACATGTTACAATTTCTCCTTTTTCTTTTGTAATTAGTTTTTCGCCATACTGGACAAACCCTTTTAAACCTGTTGTAGTAGATAAAACTGAAAAATCCCCATAAGAATTTCTCTTTAATTTTTTCAAATTTACTTTGTGGGTCATTAATTTATTATAAATTACTTTAGAATTCATTTAACTCATTCCTTCTGTATCTTCCAACTTTACGATTTATAATTCCACTTGAAATTAAAATTGAATCTGCATATTTAACCTCATCTGGAATATTAGAAATATTAGTATTTCCATTAACAGAAAATCGACCTAAACTGATTCCAGTGTCAGAAGTTGGTGGTGTGTCATTATTGTCATATAAATAACTTACCATTTGAGCGACCCACATTTGGACGGCATCTTTTTTACTTTTGGTTAATGTAGTATTGACCCCATCTTCTTCAACTTGCCAACTAGAATTAATTTTATAACCAATATCCTCAAATGTTGGATAATTGCCAATTCTACTATCTAATAATTTTGATGACATAGTAACTCTAATAGTTGTTGCCTCGGTTGATGGTCTTCCAGTAATTGTATTATATTCTGTTGGTGTAATATACATTAATTCCATTGCCTCCAAACATTTAAAATTTTGTATCTGACTTTAATACTTTTAATAAATCTTCTTTTTTCCCAACAGCTTTTATTTTTTTCTTTTTACATAATTTTTGTAATTCATTATAAGATAAATCTTCTAGTTTTTTCTTTTCCCCAAAATAAAATTTTACTTTTCCAAATTTCTTATATTCTAAAATTGTATTTAAAGGCATATCTAAAATTGTATCTTTATTAAATTTTTTTCCGTTGTAGTAACATGTTTTTAAAAATATTATTTTGGGCATTTAATCACCTTTCTAAAAAAAATTAAAGGAAGTTATAATTAACTTCCAGAAACTCCCAATACGGCAAATGGATATCTTTTAGTAGGATTCTTTTGAATTCTATTAATTGGGTTTGGAACTTGCCAACCAAGTCTCATAGTTCCCCTTAAAGCCACCATATCTTGCTGTGCTAAATTGTAAACTATAGCTCCAGTAGTTGGGTCTTGAATAACAGCTTGGTCTAATATTTTCCATGAAATATCTTGTCTAATTGCATAAACCAATTGACTCCAATCGCCCGAAAACATCAAAGCACTTTCTGGAATCATACAGCCATTTCTAGGGAAATACATCATTTCACCGTCAAGCTCATAATTAGTGCCACCTTGCATACCATCTTTATATACTGTTTTAAAGATTGGCTGTCCTGTTGAATCCTTGACACCTCTTAGTTTTGCCCTCATTGACATGTCTGCAATATGACCAGACGCCATATAGCCATCTAACTCTACCTTTTGAATAACTCCACCTTCGCTTAAAAGGTCATCATAAAGATTAGCACTTGGACCAGTTGACAATTCAACAAAATTCCCTGCAGCCTGGGATGCTGTATAAATGTTTGTTGCCCAACTTGTCGGAGCTTGAATTCCATACAAAACTGCTTTGTCAAATGCTAAACCAAAAGCCTCTAATAGTTTGGGTTTAATTTCCCCCCATAAGTCATAGTCCTGGTCATCAAGTGCAGACTCGGGAATTGCAATTATTACGTTTAGTTCTTCAGCATCAATATACTTATTTGCCCACTGCATTTTAGTAGTATTTTTGAAAGGGATATCATTCTCATCTTTACTACTTCCAGGATTTGAAAAATAAGCCGTTGGTAAAGCACTAAGAACTGGGATTCTTCTTGTACCTCTTGCCATATTTGACAGTCTTTTTGACACTTGCATTATAATAGATTGTTCAGATACACTTTGAACGATCTCTCTTTGAAATTCTTCTGGCATTAACGGACTTACATTTGCTCTTGAAATATAACTTGCCATTACTTCACATCCTAATTATTTATTTATATTCTTCCAGTTGCTTTTCTTAATAAATAATTCATGTCAAAATTTTTACCTTTTGGAGCTGGAGTTCCAGCTTTATTGATATCATCTCCTGCCCTTATAACTTGATTTGAATTATTAAATAAATGAGGTTTTTCTTTTTTCAATAATGTAATAGCATTTTCAACTCCAGTAATATTTCCATTATCATCAATTTCAATATTATCTTTGTTTAATAAAGCATAAACAGCATCAATATCAATAACATTTTCTTTTGTTAATTCCGATATTGCATGAGATTTTATTAATCTTGAGTTTGCCATTGCTATTTTACTATCTGTATTTTTTCTTTCATTTTCTAAATCTAGCTTTAATTTTTCAACATCATTCAACTTTTCACGTTCTAAAGCCAGTTTGTGTTCTTTTTGGAATTTTTGCTCGGCTTTTTTTAGCCTGTTTCCAACAATAATATCTAATTCATCCTGAGTAAATGTTTTTTCGATTTTGCTTTCATTAGTATTTTTTTCATTACCATCATTATTATTATTTTCGCCTTCTGAGGGTTCATTTTTTGACCCTTCATCGTTAACGGTAGCTCCCTCGACTCCAATAATGGGAAATACTGGTGCTAAAAATAGAAATCTTAAATATTTTTTGATTTGTTTATACATAATTTCTCCTCCCGTTTTTACAGTCCGTCGACTTATAGGGGTATTATAACATTTATAATTTAAAAAGTTATAAATAGAACTTATTTATCTAATTAGAAAAATATTAGTATAATTAGGCATAAAAAAAGAGCCAATTGGCTCAACACTTACCTCACTAAATAATATTTATTTCTATAATAGTATTATAACACTATTATAATACTATTATAACTTATTTTGTTTTTGTATAATCCAGTTTTCGTGGAAATATTCATTTAAGAAATTATCAAAGTCCCTATAATATAATTCATGTTCTAATTGTTGTGTATCCTCGTTGTTTATTAAAGCGACCATTAATTCAAAAATTTTCATCATAATTATTACCCCTAACTTGTTATTTTATTAAGTGATTCCTTAAATTTTGTATAATCATTTAAATAGTAATCATTTAAATCATTGTAATCATTTATAACTATTGTTTTAGAATTGAATCCCTCTTTTTTTAATTCCTTAATTAATTTCTTTGCCCAAATTTGACCCCAGTTATGTTTTTTAGTGGAATCATTATCAAAGCAAATATAAAAATTACAATTTTCTATATTAAAATTTTTTATTTTAGTCATAAATTTATAAATTAAATTTGTTGAATTTATAGACAATGAAATATGCCCATATCTTTCAATAGTTATTGCATCAAAGAACCCCTCACAAATAAAAATATTTCTATTTGAAATTTTTTTTATTTTATCTATATTATAAAAGCCTAAAGGGATATTTTTAAGGTTTAAAATTTTGATTCCCCTTGTTGACAAGTTGTCATCCCTTCTCAATAAAATATTTATTACCGAGCCATTTTCCCAAATTGGAATTATATATCTATAACTCCAAATGTTTTTAACACTAGGAAGGTGTTTAATTAATTTTCCTTTGAATAGCTTTAAAGGATTTTCAACTATAATTTTATTAGCTTTAATAATATCATTGGTTAATCCTCTTTTAAAAAAATATTCATAATCTTTTTTATACTTTTTAGTGTTATCAAAATAATTATTAATTGTATTAGTTAGTAATTGCTTTGTTTTTCCATCTAAAATTAATTCTTTTTTAGCTTCTTTTTTTTCTTCATTTGCTTTTTGTTGATATTCTTCTCTAGTTAGATTCAAAATATCCATAGCTATTTTTGTTATTTTTTTAAAATCTTCTTTTTCCCTATGGTTTAACCCTTCCATCATTGCAATAGTTTTAAATGAATCTCCACTTAACCCACAATGACAAACACATGTTTTACCATTGAAACTCAAATCCCCTTGAGGGTTATGATGGTATGAAGTTCTAGGACAGTCCCAGTTGCCATTTTTTGAAGGTTTAGCTCCATAATAAATTAATATTTCTTTAAGTGAATTTCTTATTATTTTATTTGTTGTTTCAAAATCTTGATAACTCATATATTTTAATCCTCCACAAAAGTTAGTTTTAATTCATTTATATTAAGATGTAAAAGCCATAAAAAATCATCTAAAAAACTTAAAAAATTATTAGTTAAATTTAAATTATTCCTAAAATTAAAAATTATAAATTTATAGCCTTCAATTAATGATTCAGGAACAAAACCAGGAGTTGTAATGTTATTTTTTATATAACAAATATAACTTTTATAAATATTATTACAATCTAAATAAAATTTAATTTTGTGATTTATAAAATCCCCTATAAATTCAATACAATTAACTTTTGTATAAGTTCTAGTAAATTTATCAAATGATTTATTAGAACTCCATTCCCAATTAATGTCATTGTTTTGAGTTAAAACTAAGATATCATTAAAATTTAATTCCAAATTAAAATTATCATATGGAATAGTATATTTTTTGAATTTCATTTTAAAAACTCCCTATATACAAAAATAACGTACTACTTTATATATACAGTGTAGCACATTATTTAAAAAAAGTAAAGTTAATATATTTGTTTTAGTGCATTATATGCCATTTTGCCAGAATTCCCTCGATATTCCACCGGGCAAATTTCATTAATAAATTCCTTTGCGTTTTTGTCGATTCCATTGATCAACGCTTTTTCTATCAACCTATTTAAATCCTTCATATCTTTAGCATGATAGCCAATACTATTTTTATATATTTTATATTCTAAATTATTAGGGTCATCTTTAAAATGATTTAATATAGACTTTTTACAAATCCAGTCTGGAAAAATTACAGGTTTCCCTAACATCCATGACTCGTAAACTGTCGATCCTGCATCTGCAATTACAACATCTGAGTCGACCAATTCTTGGAATGTTGGCTTATGTTTTATTCCATTATGTTTTTTACTAGTTGGATGCATACCTAATTTTTTATAATATATATCATCAATATCCCTAATTAAATCAAGACACCAAGGGTAACTGGAACGACCACGATTTTTGTGTGAATATCCGTGTGTAGGCAACCATGATATATAAGGTTTCCCATTTGCCTCAATTTTATTTTGTTCAACTTCACCATTCCAAATAGGGTCTAATTTAGGATATCCAATATGTATTATTTCCCCTTTATAGCCTGTGGATCTCATTCTATCCTCCCAAACTTTGCCAATACAAAATGCATATTTAAAGTCTTTAATTCTTTTACCTACCCAATATTGCTTGTCAGCACAACCATGACTGTAAAAAATATCACGTTCCCCGACTTGAGTTTTTCCGTTTTGCTTGATTCTAGTTGAATTAAAAAATCTAATATTTAAAGCATTATAACTTTTACCAGGTAATGGTCGCATTGAAAATCCAGCCTCTTTTGGCGAAAAATATTTTAAAATAGGATTTGCCATTGCTTGAATTGCAAATTTATAATTATCTCTTTTATGTTGGCTATTTTCATCATAAACAAAATTAAACTCTTTGCCTAATTTGTCAATTCCAAAAGTTTTTTTAAAATGATTTGTATCAAAAATAGCCTCATCAACCAAATTTTTATTACATCTTATTTTTTTGTAAAATTCCGATGTACTATAAACATTTAATTTTTTTATTTCAAATGGAAGAAATACAATTCCATCAATTTGAATTTTAAAATGTGCTTTATTAATTATAGTTACTAACATTATTTAATATCCTTTCTCACTTTATATAAATTATTTGATTGTCTAAATAATCATTATCAACAATATTTTTTATTATTTCTGCAACTTGTTTTGAAGTTCTCATTTTTGAATAATCTTCATCAAGTTTCAAATTCCGTCTAAGAGCCGAGTCAAAAGCTCCAGGTGCTATACAATAAACTTTAATATCAAAAATTTTTAATTCTTCAGCAATTGACATTGAATAATTTATAACTGCCGATTTACTACTTGCATACATAGAACGACCAGGTCTAATTCCAGTCCCTGCCGTTGATGCAATATTTACAATTTTACCTTTTATACTATTTTTTATACAATTCTTAGAATAATATTTACTGCAGTTAACCATACCCCAAAAATTAACATCAAACATTTTTTTTGATTCTTCTAAATTTGAGTCGAGAATACTTCCAATATTACAAATTCCAGCATTATTAATTAATAATGTTGGATATTCATATCTTGGAATATTATCAAATAAAATTTTTATTGCATATTCATTTGTAACATCTAAATCGTTATATCTATTTATATCAACTATTAAATATTTGTTTTTTGAATATAACCTGGATAATTCTAGTCCCAGTCCTTTTGTTGTTCCAGATATTGCTATATGTTTTGACATTATTCACTATCCCCCAAATCACTTAAAATAATATTAGCTATTTTTAAATCGAGGGGAGTTGTTATTTTTATATTTGGTTCTTCACCTTTTATAATATATGGACATTCATTTATTATATTTATTACTAAATCAGAATCATCGGTAAAATTAGACAATTTTTTCTTTTTTGCTATTTCGTGAGCTGTATGCAACAAGTCATAACTATATTTTTGAGGCATTTGTACCTCTCCAATTCTATTTCTATCATATGAATTCCCAAAAATATCAATAACAGTTGCTTTTGGTTGAGATATGGGGGTAATAAAATTTTTTTCATTATTTATTATATTTTTTATTAAGTTAGAACTT